GTTAGCACCATGGCATTCAACCTGAATGGTTTCAACTTTAACCAGTCCATTCAAGATAGTCAGGGTCATGTAATTAATACATGGGCAGACATTCTTAATCGTGGTGGTCTTGGTATGGAAGTGATGCACGAACGCAATGCTCACAACTTTCCTTTAGATCTTGCTGCTGCTGATGCAACTCCTGTTGCTTTGACTGCACCTGCTATTGGATAACTACCAAGATTTATAAACAATTTCATTTGGGGTTGGGTGTAATATTGCACTCGACCCTTTTCTATTTGGAAAATAATCTTTTTGTTCTCCTTCTCTAGCAATGTCGCTAGTGATGCAATGCAATCCACCATCCCAAAAATAACGATGTCGAAAGTTTATGATGTGTGGTGTAATGTTATGGCGTTCAAATGCTTCAAAAACATCTTTATTATAGTTGTTGCAGATGACATTATGCTCATCAATAACTAACATGTTTACATCAAAAACAGTTTCTTCAACATAAGTTACCCAATCCTTTAACCAAGTTTCAATATAATCAATTAGATCATCATTATCTTCTTCTCCAGGTATCCACCATTTACCCCTATTTTTTGGTTTTAACTTCATGAATGGTTTTACTTTATCCCAACTTTGACCTGGTAAAGTAATCACTTCCCATCCTGGAAAAGTTTCTGCATAGTTTTGGATATCACTTAATGATATAATTAATCCAGGTTTTACTGGACAAAATGCACCATCAGAATGTCCAGAAATATCAAGCATATGTTTTCTATATTCAGGAAACAATCTTTTCATTTTTGAAATAAATCGATCTGGGTATAATTTATTAAAATTATTGATCGAAGAAAAATATAAATCCTTTCCAACTCGTGTCATTGAAGCAGTGTTAATATATTCATCATAAACAATAGGAACATTATTCTGCTCTAGAATATTTTTAATTGATTCGAATGAATAAAATTTTTTATTGTTTGGAGACTTAAAATTTGATCCAATCGTTTGACATTCTGCTTGAATTAAGTTGTCAATAAATTCTTTTTCATAAATTGCATTTTCCACTTCCCCCATTGTTTCTATCATTGTTCCTTCATCAAATTCAGTGTTCAAATATTTTTGAACTAAAGAAAATATATCAAAATCTCCATATTTTTCTCCTGGCATATAAAAGGTATTTCCTACCATGGCAGTATGGTCTCTTGGACACATTGGTGGCGGATATGGGATACCCTTGTCACTAAGGTGATCCTCAAAATTTTCAGAGACTTCTGTTCTTACAACATCAACATTAAATTCTTTTAATTTTGAAATTAACTTTTGATAATCTTCTTCAGTTTCTATAGCAATTCGTTCCATCACAGATCGAACGTTAGATTTTTTTATATTACTATAAAATTCTGGGGGATAACTACGACCTACTGCACAAACTTTTAAAGGATCCCAATGTTGATGAACAGTAAACATAAAAATAATTTAATTGACAATTATTTATTTGCTTGTTATAATATAATTTGCACAAAACAATAGATATGTATGATTATTGGGTAGTTACAGAAACTACAACTGGTAGAGTTATTGCTCACTGTGGTGAAGAAATTGATGCTATAATGTTAGTTGGAATTAATAAAGATAAGAGGTCTTATCGAAAGCAAAAATTTATTCTAGATCAAGTTATTACAGTAACATCAACAACTGATAACCAACTTCCTGGTCAAATTGGTTTACCTCCTGGAACATATAAAATTGAAGATCACAAAATTTATAAGTTGGATCAAAGTGATCTTGAAGCTGTTAAGATTTAATTAAATATGAATTAACATTACAACTATTGTTTAATCCCCAAAAATCGCAATAGTAAGTATCTACCAAGTAATCATGACCATTTAAAAACTCAATCATTTGATTGTGATAATCTTTAATATGAGTATCTTCTACAACAATATAATCTCCTGTCCATAAAAATGGGTCAATCTCAGAAAAAAGTTCATTTAGATTGCAATGACAATCATCTATGACTATAATTGGATGTTCTAAAGACTTAAGGAAGTTTGAATTATTCTTAGTATAGGTTTTTATATCATATACATCACAAGTTATTGTAGTAATATCATCGCATTCAATTGAAATGTTATCATTATTAATATCAAAGGTATAAATTTTTGATTTAATGTTTAAGCAATTTAGTATGTCGTGCATCCATAGTGCAGATCCACCTTCATTCGTACCAATTTCTAAAATTGTTTTTGGTTTTACTTCCTGAAATAATTGTTGGTAATTTGCTAAAGTCATTGGATCTTTAATACATGATAAATTTTTCCAACGAAATTTTTCTCTTTTTCCTTTGTTGATTATTCCTACATATTTTGGGGGAAATTCGTGATGTAAACTAATAAATTCCCGCTCTTTTATTGGAACAAATCTCATGGTTATTAAATTATTAAAACTTACTTATATTTAAGGTTTATAAAAAATGAAAGCAGTAGTATATTCAAAACCAGATTGTCCATACTGTGAAAAAATAAAAGTAATTTTATTCCATTGTGCCATTGAGTATAAAGAATACATATATGGTAGAGATTTTGATCGTTCTCAATTCTATGCTGAATTTGGTGAAGGATCAACATTTCCGCAGGTTTTATTAGATGATAAGCACATTGGCGGATGCACAGACACAATCAAATATCTAAAAGAGCAAAATCTAGTTTAGATATATCAATAAATAAAGGTGTAGAACTTCTACTTAGGAGTAAGAAACCAGAAGTAAAAATCTTAAGATTTGGAAAGTGGTTTCTTCCTTTTACAAACAAGGAATTTACCATTTGCTTAGAAATAAGAGAACGGTAATCCCAGGAGAATAAAAATGTTAGCAGCTGTCATTTGTTTAGCAACACTATGTTGCCTGTTGACATTGGGTTTAGGAGTTGTTGTTGGGTATTTGGTTAGACAATACTTACAAGATGTCACACCACAGTATTCACATCCTGAAATGTTTGATTCTAATGGCAACCCACTTCCAGACGAAATTATTGCCTTCAGATTTGAAGGTAACGCAGAACACTTAGATGAATTTGACGATTAACTATGACAAAACTACCAAATAACCCCTTGGTTTCTGAAGTTTTCAAAGCTGCGCACGGCGGAAAAACTGTAGAACGTAAGGTTGAAATTTTACAAGAACACAGAAGTGACCATATCAAAGCACTTCTCATCTGGAATTTCGATAAAGGACTTGAAAGTGCTCTTCCGCCAGGTGAAGTTCCTTATAAAAAGAATGAAGCACCTGCAGGAACTGCAGGACATACTAGACTTGTTCACGAATGGAGAATGCTTTATAACTTTGTCAAAGGCGGCAACGATAAGATTTCACAAATGAAGCGTGAACAAATGTTTGTTCAACTTCTTGAGGCACTTCATGCTGATGAAGCAGAAATTGTTACTTTGGTAAAAGATAAAGAATTACAATCAAAGTATCGCATCACTAGAAGTGTTGTTGAACAAGCATATCCCGAAATTGTTTGGCGAGATAAGTGATTGGAATTTTCATTGATATAACAGATCATTGTAATTCTAAATGTCCTCTTTGTACTAGACACAAAGTTTCTAAGTTTACAAATGTCGTAGATTTAGTTCCCACGACATTTGTAAACAGATCTTCTGTGTCTATGGAAACTTGGAAAACTTGGTTTACTCCAGAAGTTCTTAAAAAAATTTCTTTTATTAATTTTCAAGGATCATTTGGTGAACCAAGTCTTTGTGAAGACTTACTAGATATAATTAAGTACTCAAGATCTATTAATAAAAATATAGATATTTTGATGAGTACTAATGGTGGAACAAGAGATAAAAATTTTTGGAAGTCTCTTGGAAGACTTTTATTTTTTTCAACACCCAACTCTAGGGTAATTTTTTCTATTGATGGATTAGAAGATACCCTAGCAGAATATAGAGTTGGTGTTGATTATAATAAAGTTATAGATAATGCAAAGTCTTTTATTTCTGGAGGTGGAAACGCAGAGTGGAGAATGTTAGTTTTTAAACATAATGAACATCAAATTGAGCAGTGTAGAAAACTTTCCAAAGAACTTGGATTTAAAAAATTTTCTCATCAGACTGTAAATGGATTTTGGGATACGTCTGGTGCTGGCAGTGGATCTTATAGTTACATGCATAAAGGTGAATTAAAAACTTTACATGAAGCTTCCGATCCTAAATACACCACCAATCCAGGAAGAACGGGAGAAAACTCGGATATTCATTGTGAGTTTAAACACAAAATAAATTCTGTAGGAAATCTTAGAGTAGATAGCATGGGAATAGTTCATGCTTGTTGCTATCATCAAGCTAGATTAAGATATTTTTATCCTGATTACTATATTAATAAAAATCCAGATGCAAAACCTGTTTATGATGAGAGTATTGATAATCCAAATATGGGTTCTGGAGTTAAATATTTACAGAAAATTTTCTATGATAGTATCATACCTCTTATAGAAGAACAGGGAGGATTAAAGAGTATTAACTTAAATTATTTTTCTTTAGATGAAATTATTAATACCCCATTTTTTCAGCATAGTTTAATTTCATCTTGGAAAAATCCTACACATATGTGTAGGGAAAATTGTGGTGTTTCTCGCATAAAATAAGTAACAAATTATACAAAATTACTTGACTAGATAGTGTATAGACGCTATAATGTGTCTACGTTCATCTCTTTCGGGAGACGCAAGTAAGTCGCGGAACGGAGCGTTCATCTATGGAAGCAGTTCTAATTACTTGTTTGCAATTTGGACAACTAGTTAGTAGGGTGAACAATTCTTATTATCCTACTATAGTGAAACAACAAATTATTGCAGAACTCGTAAGGGTTTCCCCAAAGAAGTGCAGCATAGACGCAAACGGCTGAAGGAACGGGCCTAAAAATCCATTCATTCAGGAGAAACAAAATGACTACTGCAACGTACAGAGGCGTAAAATATGAAGTCGAAGAGCGTAAACTTAATGTTCTTCAACTTCTAAAAGAACAAATTGAAAAAGCAGAGCGCCTAAAGCAAGCGCAAATGCAACTTAAAGCATGATTGATCGGGGGAATTGACTTCCCCCTTTTTTGTTGGTATAATTAGTATACAGGAGGTACTATCTAATGCGATATAAGGAAACAATTCGTCTAGTTAAAAAAGCACTAGAGCAGCCTTGGAAATATTCTGATGCCGAATTGACTTACATGAAAAAAGCTTTAGACGATGCTATTCTGGGACTAGCAAGAAAAAAATTTGAAAGGAAAAAGAAAAAAGGATTTGGAAACAATGACAGTACGATTGATTAGTGTAACGCCAGATGCAGAACAAACAATGGCATATGTTGCTAGGGTTTCTAATCCAGCAAATCAAGATAATGAAAACTATGCAGGC